GTGGATTTCACCCCGCACGCGCGCGCGCCCCTTTCCGGAAAGGGGCCTCATTCCATGAAAGTCGGCGTCCTATCGTTGGCGCCTCTGGAGGTCGTTTGACACCGAAGCAACGGCGCGCCCGATTGAAAGAGATCCGCGCGCGTCAAGAGGAGATCGCCCTCGATCAGGTCGCCGCCCGACAGGCCCGGTCCTTCACGGCGGTCCTCAAGGCTCACGCGATGCTAGTCGCCCTCGATGCCGAGGCCGCCGAACTGCAAGCCGCGGCGCCCGTCGAGCTGTCGAGGGCCGATCGTGAGAGGGTCTGGCGCGAGGCGCTCCCCGACATCCCCGACACGCTCCTAGAGAGCGCCCTCGACGAATACGCCCGCCGACACGGGGCGACGATCTACCTCTCGCGAGACGGCGACCGGGTCGCCCGCGTCGAGGGTGCGTGGGCCTCCACGTCGTGACCTCCAAGACGACGAATGCCCGCCGAGGGGCGGGCCGTGGTCGCCTCGGGGGCGGGCTAGGCGATCGAGTAGTAGTCGACGACCTCGACCGTCTCGGTCTGCTCGTCGAACTGGCGGAAGTCGAGACGATCCGTCCAGGTCGCCTGTCCAGTCTTGGAGAGCAGGTCGCGCACCGTGGCGCAGTCGGCGTCGAGGCCCTCGACCGAGAGGAACGCGCCGCGGAGGGCGTTGCGCTCAAGCTTGACGGTAACGGTCGCGCCCTCGTTGGCGAACACGGTCTGGAACTGGCGAGCGATGCGGTCGGTGAGGTTCATACTGTCTCCCTGTTTGGTGACTACAACATAACGCGCCGTCGCATCCTGGCTACAACTTTCTGCGATAAAGTTGTAACCGCAGGGCCGCCCGGGGTTCTCGCGTGAGCTGGGCAGAGGCGACGCGCGACGTCCTCCTCGACTCGCTCTCGTGCTCGCTGTTCAGCTTCAGGCCGACCGCGCCTCAGCGGCAATGGCTGGAGGAGGCCGCCCCGATCGCCCTCTGGCGTGATGGCAATCAGTTGGGCAAGACGACGGGCTCCCTCGTCGACCTCGTCCATCGATGCCGAGGGACGCACCCTTGGCAGGCCGTGAGGCGCCCGCCTGTGTATGCCGTCGTCGTGGGCGTCAGCCTGGAGCAGATGGGGCAACCGGGCGGGATTATGGAGAAGCTATACAACCTGATCCCGACCGAGGAACTCGACCCGAAGACCGGCTTTGAGCCGGGGCGGGGGATCACCGGCAAGCCTCCGCGGCTCGTGTTCCGAAGCGGCCCGGGCGCGGGGTCGGTGATCTTCTTCGGGACGTTCAAACAGGACCCGACGCGCTACGCGGGCTCGACCATTCACCACGTCCTCTCGGATGAGCCGATGCCGGCGGGCACGTATGAGGAGCTTCGACCGCGGCTTCTCAAGTATGGCGGGACGATGCGGATCAACTTCACGCCCGTTCCAAACATGCCCGATATGCAATGGCTACGCGACCTGATCGACCGGGGCGTAATCGTCGAGCACAATCACGGGTTGAAGCCCGAGAACTGCCTCCCCGACGGGGCGCCGTTCCCCTACTACTCGCGGACGATGCTCGACTCCTTCCGGGCCTCGCTACCGCTACCCGTCCAGCGCATGAGGATCGAGGGCGCGTGGGATCCCCTCGTCGACGAGCGGTGGATCTCGGCATTCAGCACCGAGACCCACGTTCGGGGCGACGAGCCGCCCGCCGGGGCCGTCGTCTTCGTCGGGATCGACCACGGGATCGTCGGAGGCAAACAGGCCGCCGTGGTCGGGGCCGTCGTCGGAGCTGACTCCCTACGGCCTCGGGTCTGGTACCTCGCCGAGCACGTCGGGCACGCACAGACGAGTCAGGAGGAGGACGCCCGGGCTATCGTCTCGATGCTTCACCGGGCGGGCCTCGAAGTCGAGGACGTCGACCTCTGGGTCGGCGACCGTCCAGCGGACGCCCGGGGCCTCGTCCGAAAGAGCAACAGCATCCTTCGGCGACACCTCGCCGCCCTCGCGGGGATCGCCTACAATCGCTTCCCGCGGATCACGACTCCGCGCAAGTTCGACGGGAGCGTCGTCGCCGGGTTGACGATGTTGAATAGCCTCTCGGCGACCGACACGAGGGGGACGCCTCACCTCCTCGTCTCGCCGCGGTGTCCCGAATTAGCTAGGGCCTTCATGGTCTTTCAGGGACACAAGCAGGATCCGAGTAAGGATATTTTGGATGCGGCGAGGTACCCTGTCGAGAGGCTCGTTGGTTCTCAGCGGGCGGTGGCTCTCTCATTGCGCTACGGGTGACCCTATGCCGTATCAGCCGATCATCTACCCGCCGCGGCCCATGATGCCCGATCAGGACCGCGCCGAGCACCAGCGGGCGCGGGCCTCGATCCTCGACGAGGATTTCGATCAGGTCCTCGACCTCTGGCTTCGGGACTACGTCGCGCCCGAGGTCCTCGAAACCTGGGGTCAGCCCGACACCTCGAACAACCCGCTCGTCTCCTACGTCTCGCAGCTCACGACCCCGGGCCGATACAGTCAGCGTCCGATCGTGCATCACCCGAGCGAGGCCGCCGCGGGGCTCCTCGACCCGGGCGGCGCCCTCGATGCCGCCGGGTGGGTCACGAAGGCCCAGACCTACGAGCGGAGGACGATCGGCCTCGGGGACTACCTCGTCGGGCTCGATGTCTTCGAGGGCTCGCTCGTCCTCCAGCTCGTCGAGCCGTGCGACATCTACCTCGAAGCCGATCCGCGACGCCCCGATCGGGCTCGCGCCCTCTGGCATCTGCGGCTTCGATGGGACGCGGTTCGGGGCGCCTACCGGTGGACGTTCACGATCTACGACCTCGGCGACCCCGAGGCGGGCCGCCCGCCCTCGCTCCGGGTCGTGAGCGCGACGGAGAAGGATGAGGACGGATACCGCGACCTCTCCGACGCCTACCTCGACGGCGGCGCCCTCGTCGGCGACGCCTACCCCTACCGCTACGAGGACGGGCGGGCCTTCCTGCCGTGGGTTCAGTATCGAAGCTCTGACACCGGCAAGATCTGGCACTGGTCCGAACTGCGAGGGCTCCACCGGGGCACGCTTCACGTCTGCACGTATGCGACGTACACGGGCCGCGCGGCCCTCGATGCGACCGGGTCGCACGTTCTGACGTGGAACCTCCAACTACCGGGCGCCGACGTGCGCCTCGCCTCGGGGCGCCCCTACGACGACGGCGTCGGCTACACCCCGGGCGGGGCTCCGATTGAGCAGGTCCCGATCACCCCGGGCGCGATCTCCGCCTGTCAGGTCGTCGAGCCTGGAGTTCAACCGGGCGTGAGCGTCGTCGGGCCGGGGATCAATCTGGCGCCCCTTCACGCATTCACCCGGGGATACATTCACGATCTGATGTTGAACCGGGGCCTCGGTCAGGCGTCGGTCGAGAAGGTAAGCGCCAACCCCGCATCTGGGGCGGCCCTCCATATCTCCGACCGTCAGAGGCGCGAGTATCAGGAGCGGATCGAGCCCCTGTTCCGGGCCTCTGACCTCGAACTGCTCTCGAAGGCCGCGGCGGTCCTGAACCGGGCGACGGGGACGGACTACCCCGAGAGCGGCTACTCGATCGTCTACCACCGACCGCCGAGGAGCCCGGGCGAGGAGAAGGACGCCCGAGAGCGCGACGCCTGGCTCGTCGAGCACGGCTATCGCTCCCGGGTGGATGTCTACCGGTCACGCTACCCGGGCCTCTCGACCTCCGACGCCGTCGAGGACCTCCGACGCATCCGACGGGACGAGGCCCTCGTCGCCTCGGGCGCGATTGACGACGACCGCGACGCCGCCCTCGAAGAGCTGGAGGCCGCCGCGTCAGCTCTCCGGGCGATGCCGATGGAGCACGACGAGTCGACCGACGCCCTCGCCTCCGTCGAGGCCGCTCTCGCCGCCCTGACGGGGTCCTGACGTGCCTCCATGGAGGGCGCCCGCCGAGGTACGCAAGGAGGCCCGCCGCGCTCTAGACTGGCGCGCGGATCTTCCGCCTAGCCGTCGAGCGATGACGCCGGTCGGGGTCCGTCGGGCCGTCCAGCTTGCCGAGGGTCAGCCGGTCAGCCTCGACACCGTCCGTCGGATGTGGTCGTATTTCCAGCGCCACGAGGTCGACAAGGACGCCGAAGGGTTCCGCCCTGGAGAGCCGGGGTATCCCTCGAAGGGACGTCAAGCGTGGTCCGGATGGGGCGGGGATGCGGGCCGCGCGTGGTCGCGTCGCATCCTCCGCGAATACGATCGGGAATGGTACCTCGAACGCCTCGCGAGGCGAAGGGAGACAGGATGAGCGAGTTCAGTCAGGAGCAAGTCGATCAGATCGTGAAAGAGCGCCTAGACCGTGCGAAGACGAAGCACGCCGAGCAGCTCGCAGCCGTCCGCGCCGAGGCGAAGCTCGCCGGGGCGGAGATCGTCAAGCTACGCGAGCGGGTCGCCGCCCTGGAGCCGTTCGAGAGTCAGGTCGGAGAGCTGCGAGGACAGATCGAGCGCGCGACCCGGACACAGCTCCTCGGGACCCTCGGGATCCCTGCCGACGCCCTCGGCGACATCGAGGCGATCTACCAGTCCCGGACCGCGGGCCTCGACGAGGCGCCGACCTTCGCCGACTTTTTGGCCGAGGGCGGACCCGGTCGCGAGGTCCCTCTCCTCGCGGGCTACTTCTCCGCGGGCGCTCCCTCGGGGGACGGTACCACCGCTGTCTCGGTACCGAGTCCGGCCTCGCTCCCGGATCTCTCTCGGGGGGCGCCCGCCTCGGCTCCGAGGTCCTCGGGCATGAGTCGCGAGGACGCCGCCGCGTTCCTCACCTCGCCCGAGTTCCGATCGATGACACGCGAGCAACAAGACGAAGCCCTCCGGGCCGTCGAGCAGCAGAGCGGCACGTCCTATGGGTCGCGGTGGTTGACGCCGCGCGCCTGACGGGGCAAGATCCGATCATTGGCCCACTACGCGAACCCGGCGGCAACAGGGGAAGGGCGTGACAGTTCCCTTTCCCACTAGCTAGGAGTCGCCGCTATGGCCTCGATCAGCCCTCCCGCGCTCGCTTCCGCGGTCAACAACGAAGTTGGATTCGCCTACACCTTCGCACAGATCGCGATTCAGCGCCGTCTTGAAGACGCTTTGAACGTGCAGGCCGCGGGCCTCGTCCGCCTCGTCGGCGACGCCGCCGGCTCTGGCTCCGACGTGATCCGCGTGACCAACATCGGCGGGGTCGGGTACAACCTGGCGATGTCGGCTCTCGCGAGCGAGACCGCCGCGATCACCCCGAGCCCCTTCGATTTGGGCTACTCGACGGTCACGATCGCCGACTACGGCCTCGCGTTCGAGGAGTCGTACAAGGCCCAGATCCTCGGGCGTGAGCCCGCCGCGATGCTCGACGCGCTCGTCCAGACGATGCCCGAGAGCTTCCTTCGCACGTTGCGCGACCTGACCGCGACCACGATCGCGGGCTTCAGTACGTCGGTCGGCTCCTCGGGCGCCGCGCTCGAAATGGATCACCTTCTCGACCTCCTCGCCGCGTTCCGTGAGAACCCGGGCGCGGGTCAGCCGGTGGTCATGCTCCACCCGAAGCAGGTCTCGGACCTCGTCGACTCGATCCGCTCCGAGACGACCCTCTCCCTCTCCGTTTCGGAGTTCGGTGGTGTGCAGGGTCTCCAGGGCGGCGCGCAGACGATCCGCAACTTCGCGGGCCTCGGGATCGACATCAACATGAGCACGTCGGTCACGACGAGCGGCCCCGACCACGTCGGCGGCGGCTACTCCGCGGGCGGTATCGGCTACGCGGTCGGCTCTACCGCGGGCGTTCGCGCCCGGGGTATCGACGCCATCCGGATCCCCGAGTTCGGAACGATCGTGACGTTCCCGTCCAGCTCCTCGACGAACGGCAAGGAAACCGCCGAGGCCCGCTCGTTCTTGGGTGTGGCCGCGGGTAGCTCCGATGTCTTCGTGCAGCGGAAGATCCTCTCGGCGACCTGATCGCCCTCGACGCGCGCCCGGGCTCCTCCTCGGCGGCCTGGGCGCGTCCGTACCTCGCCGAGGGATAGAGACAGCTATGCCAATCCGAGCGAAGAGAAAGACCTCGACCGCCGCCGACGCGCTCCTCGTGGGCGATGTTCCCGAGACGGTCGACCCGGGCCTCGCCGCCCTCCTAGAGGACCCGATCGACACGGGCCGATCCTCTGGGCTCCCGAAGATTCACCCGCGTCCCGCGTTCCTTTTCCGTCACTGGCCTATGAATTGGGAGGTCGGAGAAGTCGAGGGGTCGCCGACCTGGCTCCCTATGGTCGAGCCTCACCTCCTCGTCAGAGGCGCCGCGGGGATCCGTACCCCGGGACCTCACGAGCCCGAGAGCAACGCCTACGCCGACGCCGTCCTCGAAGCGAGGCGCCGCGGGTGGGTCTACCTGCCGCTCTCGACCTCGATCCCCGACGAGCTGCTCCCGCCGGGCGTGCCCGCGGGCCGCTACCGCCGCCGCATCCGAGGGCAGCACCCGATCACGCGCGTCGATGTCGAGGCGTGGGTCTCCGCGTGGGACGTGCCCGAGCCGGGGCTCCCGGGTCAGCCGCTCACCTTCCAGCGGCACGCCGAGAGCTGGGACCGGTGGCGGGCCTCGCTCGTCGCCTCGGGGGCGATCGCCGGACCTGTACCGCAGGCGACCCGAGCCGTCCGCCAGACGATCGAGCGTCACCTCGGGCGCACGAGGAACGCCGGGATTGCTCCCGATGTCAAGGCCGCCAAGGTCGCGCGCCTGGAGGCCCGTCTCGCCGCCGCTACCTCTGCGGGGGTGCCGGCATGAGTGCAGACGAGCGCACGCGCCGAGAGAGCATCCAGAGGGCCGCGCAGAACCTCCGAGAGGCAAGCCGCGGCAAGCTCACACAGACCCAGGCCGAGGCCCGGGTCCGGAATGCGGTTCGCCGAGGCGACCGCGAACGCGCCAACAACAACCGCTAGGGGCCTCCTATGCCGCTGATCTCCGCTCTCCAAGACATCGCAGCCGCCGACGCCATCGGGGTCGGGACCTTCGACCTCGTCGGGGCCGCCTACTCCGCGACCCTCTCGGGCAACCTGACCGTCACGGTCAAGCACCCGATGATCCTCAAGCTCGACCCGGGCGGCGCCTCCCGCGACGTGACCCTCGAAGCCGAGGCCGGATGCCCGGGCCGCGTGCGCTGGATCGTCAACGCCGCCGACGTTGGCGGAGAAAACCTCGCCGTCAAGGATGACAGCGGGGTCACGACGATCGCCACGATCAACCAGAACGAGAGCGCGGTCGTCTACTGCGACGGTACCGCCTGGAGCCTGATCGCCGTCGTCGCGATTGCGCTGAGCTGATCTGATGTCTAGCGGCGAGACCGTCTACACCTACCGCCAGAGCGGCCCCGACGTCCTCCAGAGGGCGCGGGCGAATACCGTTACCCTGGAGGTCTGGCGCGACGGGGCGAAGGTCGCCCCGACCGCGGCGACGGTCTCGCTCGTCCGACCGGCGGGGACCTACGTGGTCGAGGACGCCGCCGCGTCGATCGTGTCCTCGGTCGCGACCTACACGATCGGAGCCGTCGACCTACCGGCTACCGAGCCGACCGGTCAGCTCTACCAACTCCGGTGGACCCTGACCCTCGACGGCCTCGCCCGGACGGTCTCGCGGGCGTGCACCGTCGCCCGGTTCCCCATGATTCTCCCCGTCACCGACGCCGACCTGACCGCGGGTGAATACCCCGACCTCGTCGATCAGCTAGGAGATTACGGCACAAATCTTCAGACGTTCATCGAGGCCGCGAAGCGCGACGTCCTCCGAGAGCTAGAGCAGAAGGGGCAGTGGCCCGACCTGATCACTGGCCCGAGCGACCTCTTCGAGCCGATCCGTCAGTCGACCTACGTGAAGGTCTTCCGGTTCCTGTTCTCGACGAATGACTCCGAGAGGAGCGAGCGCCTTATGGAGCTTCACCGGGCCGAATACCAGAAGGTCATGAAAGACCTACGCGCCCGCATGGACCGCGACGACGACGGCCTCCCCGACTCCGAGAGCCGCGAGAGCATGAGCCGCACGATTCACCGCGGGGGCGCCCGGGCGCGCTACCGCCGCCGCGCTCCGTGGTGGTGAGCCGATGCCGACGACCGGGACGATCTCGGAGCTACGTCAGACCATGGCGGCGCGGATCGCTGCCTCCTCGACGACCGGCCTCGGGCAAGGGACGATCACCTCGCCGACGTGGAAGGAGGAGCGGTCGCCGTTCGCTCTCCTCGACGAGCCGAAGGCCCGGGCTCACCTGGCGTTCTCGTGTCAGATCGCCGACGCCAGCGTTACCGATGCCGGGGACGGGTCGTCGTCGGCGTCGCCGTTTCAGATCGAGGCCACCGTCGCCGTGTTGTTCACCTTCCGGGTCCGGGCCTCACGTCAAGCCGACCTCGATCGCGCCGCCGATGCCGCCGAGGCCGTCGCCCGGTCAATCCTCACCCTCGCCGCCGAGGACGTGAGGTATAACATCCTTCCTGACTTGATTTTCTCGCCTACCATGACCGAGGACGGCGAGGCCGTTCAGGTTGAGCAGCGTTACCGCGTCCGCTTCGATTCCACGATCTAAGGAGGCCCCGAAATGGCCCGTTTTACCTCGCGTCTCACCTCGGTAAAGTTCATCGACGCTACGTCACCGACCCCTCTTGACGTGGTCGTCGGCCCGGGTCCGGGCGACCTCTCGATCGGCGAGACCAACGCCGACAACGCCGAGCGGATCCGGGTTCTCGACCGCGGCACATACGACGGATTTGTCGTCGGCGACGACCTAGAGCAGGACGTGTCGATCACGATCGAGATCGAGAACCAGAGCCTCACCGACGGGGTCGCCGAGCGGGTCCGCGACTTCGTCATGAAGACCGGGGCGTTTGCGAGCGCGACCTCGGTAGACTCGACGATCTGGGCCTTTATCGTCGAGGTCACGATGACCGACGGCACGAACACGGCGACGATCACCCTCCCCGTGGTTCAGGGCGGGGTCGACTTCAGCGAGGCGAAGGAGGGCTCGACGATGTCCTTCTCCGGCACGAACAACGGCACCGTTGCGGTCACCTGATCGTGCCCTACCACAAGAAGAAGACCAAAAAGAAGGGCGGCAAGTAGCCGTCCCGAGGAGACAGCATGAGCGACCCGATCACCCTCGGGGGGACCGACTACCGGCCCGCCGTGATCCTGATCCCGATCCGCCTCCGACTCCGGAGCGCCTACGTCGACGCCGAGGGCTCGTCAGACGACCTCGTCGCCGTCTGTGGGGCCGTCCTCGGTCAGGCCCTACCCGACGCCCTCGGGGAGAGCCCGAGCGCCCAGAGGCGCGCCCTACGCGCCGACGTGGTCGACTACGGCGAGAGGGTCGTCGACGCCCTCCTCGGTCGGGGCGTCAAGGTGCCCGAGATCATCGAGCACGGGTCGCGCGTGCTCCTCGACGTTCTCCAGCAGATGCCGAAAGACGACGAGATCGAGGAGGCCGCGGGAAACTCCGAGGCCCGGGCGGAGACCTCCACGGCCTCTACCTCCGTCTCGGGCTGACTCACTACGGGGATCCGATGGCGCTCTATCGACTCGCCGAGACAGACCGGGACGCCCTCGTCGCCCTCCTCGGGTGGGAGCTGCACCGGTCTCGCCAGCGCCCGAGGCAGAGCGCCCCGATCCGCAACGCCGAGGGGCGCCTCGACGCCCTCGACGCGTTTCAGGTGTAGCCGTGGCCCTCTCCGAGTTCTTCGAGCGTCAACGCTTCCCCGTATCGAGGAAGGGCCAGATCAAGGAGGCCCGGTGGCACCGCCGCGGTCACCATTACCTGAAGCACACCGGAGGAATGCGAGAAAACGACCTAATCCAGCCCGATCCGCTGCTGAATAAGAAGATTTTCCAGTTGATCGAGCGGGCCTATCCGATGATTGCGGACTCGTTCAATCGGCACCTAGGGCCGGTGGCAAATCAGATGTTCAAGTCCTGGCCCTATGACACGGGCCTGTCTCTGTCGCTCCTCGGGTTCGAGTGGGAGATCACCGACACCAAGCTCGCCGGGTCGATTGTCTGTAATGCGCCCTACGCCTACTTTATACGAGAGGCGCAGAAGGGTAAGAAGAAGGGCCGCGAGATCACCCGAGAGCTGAAGCCCGAAGAGCTGGCGATGATGGGAAAGCCGCCGCGCGGGATCTCGCGTAAGAAGTGGGCACAGGCGATCGCCGTCGGGGCGAAACAGGTCGATCTCGTGAACTACGGTTACGCGATCGGGGTCCTCCGACGGATCGACCTCGCGCAGACTCGACGGCAAGCACCGCGGAAGGGCCGCCGGGTCGCCGACGCCCTCGTCTTCGATCCGGGCAAGGTCGCCGCGGGGCGCATCTACGACGACATCCTCGACGGAATGGGGCGCCTATGAGCACCGTTAAGCGCGATATCTCGATGTCGATTATCGCCGATACCCGACGGTATCAGGCGGAGATGGCGAAAATCCCGGGCATGACCGACAAGGCCGCCGCGAAGGCCGCTCAGCGTATGGTCAATCAGGAGCAGAAGCGGATCCGAGACGAGGAGCGGCTACGTCGGAGGGCCGCGAAGGAGCAGGTAAAGCTAGCCAAAGAGACCGCCGGTTCGATCTCCGCAGTCATGCTAGGGGCCGCTGGGGCGGTTGCCGCCGGATTTGGCACCGCGGTAATCGCGGGGCGTGCGCTCCTCACCCTCGGGCAGGATGTCGCCGACGCCCGAAACGAGCTGAGCGACCTCTCGGTCGAGACCGGGATCAGCGCCGACACCCTCGCCGCCCTCCGGTTCGGAGCAAACGCGGCAGGCAAGGACCTCGGCAACCTCACGAGCGGGATCGGTCAGTTCGCGAAGAGAATGGCGCAAGCTGAGCGCGCGGGCGGGACCCTCGGGCAGGTCTTCGCGGGCCTCGGGGTCGAGCTGCGCGACACTGACGGGAGCCTCCGAGGCACTGACGAGGTCTTCCGCCAGACCGTTCAAGCCCTCGCCTCTGTCGAGGACGAGACAACCCGAACCGCCGCCGCGATGGAGCTATTCGGCAAGTCGGGCGGGCAGCTTGTGAACGTGACCCAGGTTCTCGGCGGGGATTTCGACCTCTTCGCCGGGGCCGTCGAGCGGGTCGGCGTCGGTATGGAGGGCGGCGCCGAGGAGTCCGCCGAGTTTCAGCGGGCTATGGCGGTCCTGTCGCAGGTGCTTGACGGGATCAAGGCGTCCGCGGGCGGGGTCGCCCTGTCGTTCGCCCAAGGTCTCGCGGGCGGTATCGAGATCGCCAAACTCGCCGCGATTACGGGCGTCGGCGGTTTCCGCGTCTTCGCCTCGACGTTTGAACTGATCCGGTCCTCTCTTGAGGACGGGGCGATCCCGAGCATGGAGGACTTCGCCCGGGTCGTTGACGAAGAGGGCGACAAGATCCGCGCCGAGCTTCTCGCCGAGGTTGACGCGTTCCGCGCCCTGATCGGGTCTGTCGAGACTGCCGGGGTCGAGGTCGGCGACCTCTCGGGGCTCCTCGACAGCCTCACGACCAAGCAAGGCAAGAACACCGCAGCGACTAAGGCCGCCGCCGACGCGGAGAGGGTCGCCGCGGGCGTCTCGAAAGACCTCGCAAAGGCTCGCCTCGACGCCCTCGACCCACAAACGCGCCTCGTCGTCGCATTCAACGAGGAGCGGCGAGAGCTACTCGCCCTCGTCGACGCGGGCGCAAATGCCGCCGAGGTTCAGGAGTTGATCGCGCTCAAAGGCGCCGCGATGGAGGAGCAGTTCCGCAAGACCGACGCAGCGGCCTCTAAGCTGGCACTAGAGGAGGCGCTCGTCGAGCCCCTCGCCGAGTTGGAGGCCCTCGGGCCGCAAATTCAGGCGGCATTTGACCAGCTTCAGGCCGAGTTCGAGGAGAGCAAGCGCAAGGCCGCCGAACTCCGCGATCAGATGGTCAATCTGACGACGACCGGCCTCGGGGTCGCCGCGGGCTTCGGGGAGCTGGCGATCGACCGCTTCGGCGAAGCCGCCACGAAGGCCGGGACCCGGGCCGACAAGCTTCGAGGAGAGATCGAGCAGCTCCGAGACTCGATGACGGGCGCGAGCGAGGAGGAGCGCGCCCAGATCGAGGAGACGATCGCAGCGAAGGAGGACGAGCTAACAAAGGCCGAGAAGCGCCGAAGGAAGGCAAACAAAAACGCGCGGGAGACCTTCAAGAGCGTCAAGGCGATGCGGATCTCCGAGACGATCATTGCCGGGGCCGCCGCCGGTATCCGGGCGGTCGCCGAGCTGGGACCGATTGCGGGCGGGGTCGCCGCCGCCGCGATTGCCGCCGATACGACCTTCGCCGTCGCACAGATCAAAGCGCAGAAAGCGCCAAAGTTCCACGCCGGCGGCATGGTTGAGCCCGACGAGACGCCCGCGATCCTCCGACGCGGGGAGGCCGTTCTCTCCGAGCGGGCGACCCAGCGCCTCGGGCGTCGCACGATCGAGGCCCTGAACCGAGACGAGCCTCTCGGGGCCGTGAATATCTACCTCGGCGACGACCTCCTCCGCTCGCAACGACTGACGCGAGCGCCGCGGGGTGGTATGCATACAGCGATCGGGGCGCGTAGCCCCTACCTCGGGCGATAGGGGGCCGCGTGGCGCGAGTAGACCGGACACCCCAAGGGATCGGCCCCGTGGACGCTCGCTACACCGAGAGCGCCCTTGACGCGTCTCTGTCGAGCTACACCGAGGCCGGACCTCGACCCGGGCCGGCGGTGGCGACGAGCGCGGTCCAGAACGCGAGCCCGATCGTCAGCGGAGCACAGGACGAGGCCCTCGACGTGAAGGTCTCGAAGTCGGGCGATCCGTCCATCGAGCGCCGCGGGTCGGCGGTGCTTTACAAGCTCGACAGCGAGACGAGCCCCGACGCGTATCGGGGGTGGGCGTCGCCCGTGCTCTGTCAGCGGGCAACGACGGTGCACTTCACGACGACCGCCGCGATCACGAGCCTCGACGCGTGCACCGACCGCGACGATCAGCGAGTCACAATCATCTACGCCGAGGGCGCGACGACCTCGCTCTCGACCCGCACGCTCACGGAATCGACGCAAGCCCTGACGGCCTCGGCGACGGTTGACGGCGGCGCCGGGTCGATGCGGGGACCGGCCTCGATCACCTCGCTTCCTGACGGGCGGCGGATCATCCTCGAATTCTACGGGCCGCCGAATCTCCAGGGGCCGACCTCCTACTCGCAGTCGATCTACGGCGGCGCATGGGTCGAGCTATCCGACGACCCGTTCCCGGGCGGTACCTCGTGGATCTCGGGCGCGATTGACGGCCTCTGGATTCGCTACGCTCGCGGCCAGATCATCGCTCTGATCACCGACACGGGGGGCAACCTCCATCAGCTCGCAAGCGCCGACCTCGGGTCCTCGTGGCGCTTCGTCGAGACGGTCGCCGGGGTCTCGGGTCAAGGCGTCGGCGTCGATGTCTACCCCGACGGGACGATCCTCGTCGTCTACCACGACACCCCCGACGACAAGCTCCGAGCGGTCCGTCTCGGGTCCGCCTTCGCCCCGATCTCCGAGGCGCCCTCCGTCGACCTCCCGACGGGATCCGACGTGACGCAAGCGGAGGTCCCGCTAACCGTCACGATCGACGCCGACGGGACCGCCTACGCGATCACCGACGACTCTGTCAACGACGCGCCCTCGCTCTACCTGATCGTTTACGAGAGCACCGACGGCGGCGTGACGTGGACCGAGTACACCGACGGCCCGGTCGGGAGCCTGGAGCTAGGCCGGTGGTCAATGCTCCGGAGCGTCGCGAGTAATGGCCGGATCTACGTCCTCGGGGCGCTAGAGAACCTCACCTCGGGCGCCGTGATGTTCAGCCTCTCGGGGTGGAACAACGTTACGACCGGGCCGAACCATACGAACCCCGGGCGCGACGGGTGGATGGCGAATTACTCGGCGGTCTCGGGCCGCGGTGGGATGTGGTGGAGCGTCACGACTCCGACGAGCGGGGCGACTGGCTACACCGCGACCGGATCGGGGACCGGGCTCCTCGCCGGGTCAAGCGACGACAGCTACCTCGCCGTAGTGACCGGGGCGACGACGAACCGGGCCTATCTTGCACAGGAGAGCGGGGTAACCGCCGGGGCCGACGCCGCGGTCGCGTGGTCCTGCGAAGTTGTCTCGGGCGGCGCCCTGTCGACGACTGACATCGGGGTCACGCTCCGACACCGGAACCTCTCGAATCAGCTCGTCGCGCTGCAAGTGAACCTAGCCGACACCGATCAGATCCGATTCACCGACGGGACGACGGCGATCACCGTCTCCGTTGACGTGACGGCCCGCCGCGACTACCTCCTCGAACTGTCGGGGGGCACGACCGCGCGCCTCTACTCGCGGCCCTCGCCCGCGGACCTCTGGGAGCTGCACGGGACGATCATCGTAACCGCGAGCGGATCGACGACGACGGCCCGCACGACGTGGGGCCATCCAGTCGCCGGGACCTCGTCGTCGCGGTGGTGGTGGGTCACGCACCGTCACGAGGACATCGAGATCCTTCGGTCGTTCGGGCAAGGCATCACCGATCAGGTCGGCAAGCGGATCGCAGGTGTCCCCTACCCGCTCCCGGGGATCGGCTCCTCGACGGCCTCGGCATTTATGCGGATCGTCGGCGGTCACAACCAACGAGGCGGGACGCCCGACTTCAACGTCGATCCGGCCTATGACTACCCGGTCGGGGCGGTGTTCCCGACCTCGTCGCCGTCGCCTGACGCGACCTGGCGAACGAGCGCCGACGGCGTCGACACCGACCTCGTGGTCGAGCTTCAGGCCGGGACCGACTCACGCCTCGACGAGGTCCTCCCCGTCGTGATCGTAAGGAATGCCAACTTCGACCGCCTCGAAGTCGCGACGGGCGACTCGACTCCGACGTATACGACTCAGGGGACGCTCGACCTCCGTTTCCCCGCGGTCGCCTACACGAAGACCGGCGACGCGATCGAGGTCGCCGGGGCGCCGGCCTCGGTTACTCGATGGCTACACGCCGACGAGCTAGTCGGCGGATACATCGACTTCGGGAGCGGGGTCCGCCGCCGCATCCTCTCGCATACCGCGGGGTATCTGGCGAACACGGCGACCGTGAAGCCCGTGTTCCGGATTGACGACCCGGGGAGCGTGGGCGCCTCGGGGAGCATGACGATCAGCCATCATAGCGGGGTGCTCGTCCTCTCGGGGTACACGCCCGCGCCCGTCCGATACTGGCGCTTCCGCATCCCGAGTCAGACGACCGCCGAGGGCTACTACGAGGCGGGGACGATCGCCCTCGGGGCGCTCGTCGTTCCGGGTAAGCGGTGGGCCGACGGCTTCACCTTCGCGGTCGAGCCTGTGATCTCGTCGGCGGACTCGCAGAGCGGGACGCGCCGCATCGAGGAGCGAGGGCCGCCTCGGCGACGCCTGACGGTCTCGTGGGCGCACGGGAGCAAGATCGACCGCCTCCGCGGCAACGCCAGTCAGGTCGATCACCTCTCGGCGGGACCGGCGACGCCCGCCCTCGCGGGGCGCGATGATGTCCTGTGGCAGCTCGAAGCCTTGCAGAAGCGAGCGCAGTCGGGCCGGATCCCCGTCGTCGTCGTGCCACAGATCCCGAGTCAGACGGAGACGATCACCGATCCGAGTCTGTATCTCTTCGGACTGATCGAGGGCACGGTCCAAGCCGCCCAGGTCGTCGGCGACGAGGGCGTCGACGAATACGTCCGGGTGGAGTCTCTCACCGTGACGGAGCTGACCTGATGCCTCTCGCTCCGTCCTGGCGCGACCTCCTCGGGACCGAGGGCCGGTGGGTCCTCGCGGTGGACTGGTACGAGCGCGGGACGATCTACTTCTCCGAGGTCGGCTTCATCCTCGGGACCGATGCGGGGGACGTGCTCGTCGAGGGCGGCCTCGGGGAGATCACCCTCGGGCGGGTCGAGGCGTCGCCCGAGGTCCGGGTCGTCGTCGACTCGGATCGGGTCGATTGGCTCTCGTCGTGGCGCCGGGGCCTGTTCCTCGAACGCATCCCCGCCCGCCTCTACCGGTGGCACACTGGCGACGACCTCGAAGACGCCCGCCTCGTCGTCGAGGGCTACCTCGGGGACGTGACCGTCGCCGACCCGACCGCCCGCGATCGGCTCTCGGCGGTCCTCCGACCGCTTGATCTCGTGACGGGCGACCTCCTCCCGAGTCTGACCGTCACGATCGCGTCTATCCCGAGGCTGTCCTTCATCGTAGACGGCGACACGACCGCCGACGGCCCGAGCCTTGGCGCATCGAGGCCCGAGGTCTTCGGGCGCCCGGGCTACCCAACGGGGCAACCGGCGATCCCCGCCCTCGAACTGACCCTCACCGACGACACGATCGCCGATTTCAAGTCTCCCGGGTGGCTCCTCTGCGGTCATACGGTCCGGGCTGCGAACTGCCTTCTCTGGGACGTGACCGACTTCGCCGTCTCGGTCGTCGAGGGCGTCGTTCAGACCCAAGACGAGCAGGGCCGAACCTTCTCTGCGGCGGCGGACACCGGCAACCCGTGGTCGCCTCTCACCGACGAGCGGGTGAACTCGGGCCGGTCGTTTTGGTGGGGCCTGGCGTCGCCCGCCGAGGGTAGGAGCAATCCCTACCGGGTCGGCGACCTCCGGGGCCTCTCCGATGTCCTCCGGTACCTCTACGAGCGGGTAGGGGGGCGCAAGGTCGACCCGGGCCGGATGGAGACCTATGCCGCCGAGTTGAACGCGTACCAGATTGACGCCGTCCTCACCGAACCGACCGAGATCGGAGCCTGGATTGAGGGCGAGATCCTCCGGGTCTACCCCGTCCGCATCATCCAAGGGCCCAACGGTCTCTACTGTCGGCGGCGGACTTTCCGGGCGACCGAGGCCGACGCGGTCGCGACCCTCTCGACGACGGGCGGGGGGATCCTCGTCTCGGCGACCTCGCCCCTCTCGCCGGTCGCCGTCACCCTCGCGTCGAGGGTCCGGGTCTCCTACGCCTACCGGACCCTCTCGACCTATCAGGAGAGCGTCACCGTAGGGGTAACCCCGGGCGACGCCGCCGAGACCACTAGCGCGGGCGTCCTCGCCGAGGGCGGCGCGCATTGGGCCGAGATCGTCGAGCCCTACGTCGGGACGGTGGAGGCCGTGATCGAGGTCCCGACGACCTGGGACCGGGCGACCGCGCAACGACTCGCCCTCGACTACCTCGACGCGCAGAGCCTACCCCGACACCGTCGGCTCTACGAGGGCGGCGTCGAGCTGGAGGGCCTCGCCCTCGGCGACGTAGTCCGCCTCGACGATCCGGATCTCAACCCCGACGAGGTCCTCCTCGCGACGGTCGAGGAGGTCGAGGTCGGCGGGCCGTCGGTTCGTGTCACTCTGGAGATCTTGCGGGGTCTCCTCCTGTACGATGTCCCCACTAGCTAGGAGCCGCGAGCCATGGCGACGACACTCACGATCGGGAGCCCGAAGCGGCTCGCCCTCGGTACCACGACCGAGGCTGTCACTATCCCACGCAACGCCCGATACATCCGGATCGAGGCTCTCGCCCACGACGTAGTCCTCGCCGTGACCGGGACCGACGGCGGCGCCCTCGCGACGGATTACGAGACGTATCCGCAGAAGGCAATTTACCTGCGCTCTATCCCCGGAATGGCGGGCAAGGGGCGCAAGGACGGCGATACTGTGATCTACGTCGCGGTCTCCTCGGGGTCGGGCTCCGTCGCCC